GGATAAGGAGGAGGAGGAGATGATGTAGGTGTAGAGAAGAGGTCATTTTGTTAACTTTATCTTTGGAAGAGGTTGGATCTTTGTTGAGAACAGCAAAGACAGATGATGAATATGATGAGAGTTTCCTTATCTAATAAGAAAGAAGCTGACTTAAAAGTTAATAAATTCTCAAAGTATGATATTGATTTTTATAAACTAAAGCCAGAAGACCTTTGCTACTGGTGGGATAAAGCTAAAGCCTCACCAGTAAAAAATAGAGAAAAGGTCTGGCAATAATACTGAAGTATCCTAATATAGAGTGTGGATTTAATTAAACGATTGACTAAAAATACATTTTAATTTAAACTAACACTAAGTTCGAGTGAAAGCTCTGTCATGGCTAGACAATAAAAGGTCGAAGTGAGAACTTCCTAAGTTTGTACGGTTTCCTTTCTAAAAACTGTAGAAGATGTCATGGCTAGACAGTAAAAGGTCGAAGCGAAAGCTTCCTAGGTTGTTAATTTTCCTTGAAATTATCATTTACAGAAAAATGTCGTACGAGACACAAAATCGTTATTATTAATATTTAATGGAGAGATTGCCATGTCAAATGGAATCAACGCTCCTCAGGGTCTGCAAATTGTTGAATCAGCAATTGGCAACGGAGGAACGCAAAAATTAAAACCGTATCTTATTTATGCAAGTGCTGATGGTCTAACTACTCAACCGAACTCTATTTTTAGCGGAGATCCAGTAAAATGGGTTAGTAATCCAGGGGTAGCAGCTATGGTTGGTACAATAGCCCCGGAATATCTATCACCGCCTGCAAATCGTACTGCTGCTGCTGGTATTGCTACAGCTGCGGCAGATGCTTTCCTAGGTGTTTTTGTATCATGTACTTATATGAGTGCGCAAACTAAGTTACTTACCGACTCAAATTATTGGCCTGGAGGTACAATTGTTATGCCAGGTACTCCTATTACGGCGTACGTGAATGATGATCCGATGGCTATATTTAGCATACAAATATCCAGCTCAGTAGCTAATGCGGCCGGCATTAGATTTTTAAACGCAAGCTCAGGATTAAATGCCAATCTTGGTGTAGCAGGTATTAATTTTACCGATCCTGTTTTAGCGTTAACTCAAAATCCTAGTACTGGTAATACTAGGAATGGTATATCGGCTTATTATCTTGACGGCTCTACTATTGCCGCTACTGCAACTTTAGACATGAAAATAATCGGTCTTGCGCCGAGTGTAAATCCGAATTCAAACCCAACCGGTTTAATTCCAGGTGTAAATATGCCGTTTGTGGATGTTTTGGTTAAGTTCAATAAACATGTATACGGCTCTGTCGGTGTTGCCGGCCCTACTGCGGGTGTTTAAGCTTTGGAGCTAAAAAAATAAGGCGATTAGTAATACTGGAAATATCCCAGTATTACTTAAGACGAAAATGATGTGCACTAGTAAATTATTAAAAAAGAAAATTAAATAAGGAATATATTATGTCAATTATAACCACCGGTGATATACCTTCTCTGTTAAGACCAGGTCTTGACGAAGTAGGTGTAGATTATGCCAGGTACAAAGGAGAATATGCCAAAGTTTTTGAAAAATTTAAGTCTTTTAAAAATGAAGAGATTGATGTTGATATCAAAAATACCGGCTACGCTTTAGAGAAGAGGCAAGGTTCGCCGATAGAAATGGATAGTATGGGTCAAAGATTCATCTATCAATTTATTCATCGTGAATTTGCTTTGGGTTTTCAAATTACAAACATAGCTATAGAAGATGATCTCTATGTAGGTAAATTCTATAACGGTACAAAATCGCTGACTACTTCTTACGAGCAAACTAGGGAAGTTATGGCAATGAACGTCTTTAATCAGGCCTTCAATACTGCCGTGCCTATCGGGGACGGTAAGTCTTTATGCTCAAATGCTCATCCTTATGACGGTGGTACATATAGTAATTTAGTCGGTGATAACGTTACTGCAGTTGATTTTAGCGAAGCTGGAGTTGAACAGGCGATAATTTTAGCCGGTAGGCTAAAGGATCAAGCCGGGTTATTAATAAATGCTTCTATAGAAACATTATTGCTGCCGCAAGACTTAATGTTTTCAGGTTGCAGATTGCTTGAGAGTGTTTTTAGAACCGGCACTGCTAATAATGATATTAATGCTATATATAATATGAACGCAATCCCGCAAGGTTATATATACAACCACTATTTAACGAACCCTAGCACTTGGTTCGGTTTAACTAATATAAAGAATACCCGTAAACATTTTGAACGTAGACCATTAAAAATCAACGTATCTACCGATCCGGTTACCGGAACAATGTCGGTTTTGTCTTCGGGTCGTTATTCATTCGGAGTATTTACGCCAAATGGAGTGATCGGTGGTGGAAGCATAGCGGCATAATTTTTTAAAATAAAAGGATTATATGCAAGATAAAATTATTTTAATAGAAAAAGATATACAAGCCGTAAAAGACACTCACGGGGCGTTGGTAAAATATTTACAGGAAAGCGTAACGTCGATTGAGAAGTTAACTTTAGAGAAGGAAAAAACCGCTCAATTACTAGCTATAAAAGCCGGTGAGTTTCAAGCTTTGACTCGGGTACTAGAAGTGTTAAAGACAGAAGAATCAAAAGTAGAATTGGATAGCGTAGGAAATTAATGTCTCAATCTTATGAATATATATTCCCAGTCGCAAAGAACAATGGAGTGGCATTAACACAAACTCCGGTAACCGGTACTAATCTTAGATTAAATGGATCGTATACAAATAGTGTAACCGGTATAGTTAATCTTGGATTTAGTAGTGTGCTAAGCACGACATCTGCTGGAGCAGATTTAAGTGCTGTTACCTTCAACGTAACTGGTAGTCAAAACGGTGTTAACGTAACAGATGCTATCAAAGGAGGAGCGATAGGTGCTACTGTCACTGGGGTGCAATATTTTAACGTTATAACTTCTATAAGCGTTGCCGGAGTAGTACCTGGCGGGGGAACGGTTTCTATCGGCACTGCTGGAACAGCAGGATTTTTGCCGTTAATTATATTAAATACCGAAAAAGGGCTGAGCGATGTTGGTTATGCATTACAATTTATAGGAGCTGGTAATAGTACCGCAACCGTATACCAATCACTAGGAAATAGTATAAGTAGCGGTCAAACTTATTCCCAATTAATAGCAAATAAGCTAATGATGCCGATCACTGAGGTTGCAAATGGAGTAGTGGCAATACCTGCCATAGTACAAATGAAAAGTATTTGTAAAAATATTCTGGTCAATGTGACTAATAACCAGAGTGCATTATTAACGATGCGATTTTTGCAATTATAAAAAATAGGCAATTCCAATGCGTGGCAAGAAAGAATTTACGAAGCACCAATTAGATAATAGTAAATAAATAATTATGGTAGGAATTAAACAATTCATATGCCGATTTCATCAGGAAGTTATAATTTTCAAAGTATTACTGCTGAGCTTATCATTAGAGAGGCTTATGAACGCATTGGAATACTCGGTGACTTCACAACTGCACAGCAACTGGACTCTGCAACTCGTTCCTTAAACTTTCTACTTAGTGATTGGTCTAATCGTAACGTTAATCTTTGGACGTTAGACACTTTTTTTATCGGGCTAAAACCGGGTGTAAATTCTTATCTATTACCTAGTGAAAGGCAAAACATTATTCAAGCGGAACTTAGAACTTCTATTAGGCAATTATCAGGCACGGCATTTTCCTCTTCAGGAGTTGCGGCTAATGCTTTTGACGCCGATCCTAAAACAGCTTGTATTGAAACTGATCAGAACGGAGATATCGGTTATGGGTATGGTGCTAATACTCCTCAAATAATAACTTTTGTCGGCATCACTTCCAATATTGACGTGGATTATACAATTAGCATTCAAGGCTCTAATACCGCACTTGAAGATGATTGGGATATATTAAGAGAATTAGGGAAATTATCTTTTATTAAAGGAGTAAATCAATGGTTTAACATTGATAATATATTACCTTATCAATTTTATCGGATACAAGAGACGGGCGGCGGAATACTTAATATTCAGGAAATATATTTTAATAACTTTATTACCGATACTACGATGACGGAGATAAGTAGATATGAGTATCTTACTTATCCTAAAAAGAACATGTTAGGTCGTCCTACCGTGTACTACGTAAACTATCAAATAGATCCTATTATAACTATCTGGCAAACTCCAAGCCTTATGTATAATTGTATGTTTTATTCTGCACAGCAAATGATACAGACGGTAAATTCTTATACTGAATCAATCAATGTTCAAAGCTCGTTTTATCAGCCGCTTGTATACGGCTTGGCGGAAATGTTAGCTATTAAGTATGCACCAGATAAAGTGCAAATGATGAGTGATAAATACGAGCAATCAATGCAATTAGCAGTGGTCAAAGATTCTGTAGAAGTACCTTTAACATTGGGGGTATACGGCTCATGAATGGTGCTTCGAATATTCGTTTTAGTAGAATTAATAGTATGCGTGGGTCTTATGTAAGAAAAGGATCAACAGAGCCGGTCGGTGTTTGTGATTTCTCCGGTTTTTGGTTTAGCCATAGCGACTTGGTTAAGCAAATGGAATATCGCGGCAATTCTTTAGTATGGACGGGTTTTATGGTAGGGAGGCCGTTTGTAGATATTCCGAATCAACAGGCAAGGCCGCCGCTCGTTAAAGCTGATCCCAAAGTAGTGATAAACCCAAGACCCATGGGATTAGAGCTTGAGAGTGGTTTACCTGCTCCAGATAGTATAGTTTCATTAGAAGAGCTTAACAATATTGTATATACCGATCCACCAAGTGTGCCGAAAAACTTGCCTACATTAGCTGGCCGGGACGTATCTAAAATAACGCCTGATGAAAGACTAGCTATCTTGCATGGATTACCTTGGGTTCAAACATGAGCAACTTTAATCCTAATTTTGATAGAGAGAAATTTGCATTTTTAGAGTTAGCCAATAGAGGCGAGGGGCTCTCTCCTATTAATTATATGTATGCTAAAGATATTAGCTGTGAGAGCCTTATAGCTCCTATTATCAATGGTGGTACTGCGGAACTTTACACAATATATAGTAACGGAGTTTACGCCGAGAATATCGTTCAATCACAGGACGTTCAAACAGATACTTTAGAAGCAAGACTCGGAACAATTACAACGGTAAATTCTACTACTATTAATACTGATACGTTAAATAGTTTAACGGGTAATATCACTACAATTAACTCTAGCAATATTACCAATAGCGAAGATATTATAACTAATCTACTAAAATGGAGTAATCCAGATAATGAGTATTTTGTTGCCTTTAAAGCCGGTGAATTAAGTAATAGCACAATTTGGAGTTTACCCTTAGAAGACGGCACGGCAGGACAAATACTCTCAACAAACGGTGAGGCTATCCTTTCATTCATTGATATAACAACTGCAGGTGCAGCTCCGAAAGATGCTCAGTACATACTGAATCAACCTAACGAGAATTTAGCAAATGCTCAAGCTCTTAGTGAATTACTAGGCGGAATATTAAAAAGCGCACCTCTTACCGGAGTTATCAGCATCGCTACACCGGACGTTGATTATGCGACAGTCGCTACACTAGAAGAACTTGCCGCCGAAGCAGCAGCATCTGCAGAAGAAGCTACGGCAGCTGCTACAGAGGCTACAGCTGCAGCAGGAGAAGCTACCGGTGCAGCAGCAGAGGCAAGTTTATCTGCTACAGGAGCTGGAGTATCTGCTCTTGCGGCGGCAGCTTCTGCTTTAGCTGCGGGTGGTTCAGCTAGTAGCGCGTCTTCATCAGCATCTGACGCTAGTGACTCGGCAGATAACGCCAGTTCTAGTGCAACTGAGGCTCAAAATTACTTGAATACTTTATTAACCACGGGAATTACTCTACAAGGCGATATTAGTGGAAGTGGAGTTTTGAGTAGCCCGATAACAACTAGTTTTATACCAAACCCTGTTTTTCATGGAAATGGATCAATGACGATGCCTTTTGGTAATACCACTCAAAGACCTAGTGCTCTAACACCTGGAATGATCAGGTTTAACACTTCACTTTGATTTTATGATAAAATTTTATTAATTAATTATAGGAGAATAAAAATGATTGATGATTTAAATGACAAGAATTTAAAAGCCCCATTACCCTCATCTGCTGGAAAACCAGAAATTACCGATGGAGTAAACTGGTTTACTTTAGCTACTGAAAACTGGGTTCAAAATACTATATCTAATGTACCTGCATGTTTAGTAGCAACAACAGCTAATTTAACTGCTACTTATACTAACG